TTTTTGGCTTCCTGGCTATTGCTATCATTCATGTTATACATGGTCACGATATTGATTTCTCACAACTTGGGGTGGGGTTTGGAACAGTTCTTGGCGGTTCGGGGGTCATGATTGGCGCTAAAGCTGCTACTCAAAAGGATGGTGGCGATGTTTCCTCTCCCAATTAATTTTTACATTTACGCTGGAATTGCTTTTATATCTGCTTTTGGCGGATTTTATGTAGAGCATTTGCGTTTTGAAAATTATCAGACTCAGGTAGAGTCAATTGGCAAACAAGCCGAAGAACATACAAAAGCGGTAATAGCAGAGCAACAAGCCCAAACTGAAAGGATTGCTAATGATTACAAGACTAAGCTGGATTCCATTAATTCTTATTATGACAGGATGCGCCAGTCCAGTAGCGGTTCAATGTCCGCCTCCAGCCAAACCATCACCTTCCCTGATGGAAGCTCCAAAGACTTTATATCTGTTGCCCAAGACTGTGCAGCAACAACCCAGCAATTAGTATCATTACAACAGTGGGTCAACGAACAGGTAGGAATTAAATAATGCAATATTCTAAAGACGGATTACACCTTACTGAAGGCTTTGAAGGATGCAGATTAACTGCTTATCCTGATCCTGGCACTGGCGGAGATCCTTGGACTATTGGCTACGGTCACACAGGTCCTGAAGTTCATCCAGGCATGACAATTACTTTAGAGCAAGCAGAAGATTTATTGGCACAAGATGTCAAAAGAGCAGAAGCGGATGTTAATGCCAAGCTCACCGTTAAAGTAAGCCAAGAGGAGTTTGATGCTCTTGTGGACTTTGCTTTTAATTGTGGATGTGGCAACCTAAACAACTCTACTTTGCTTAAAAAGGTCAATGCAGGGGATTTTGAAGGTGCAGCTCATGAATTTGAGAAGTGGGATATGGCTGCTGGTCATCACATGGCTGGATTGCTCAGACGCAGACAAGCTGAGGAATTAATGTTTATGAAGGGAATGACAAATGCCGTTAGCTAAAGGAACATCTAAAAAGACCATTTCTAAGAATATTCGTGAGATGATTCGATCTGGTTATCCACAAAAACAAGCTGTAGCTGCTTCACTTTCCACTGCAAGAAAGAGCAAAAAACATGGCAGAACGAAAAAGAGGTCCTAATCTCTCCGTTGGTCGTGGCGAAAAACTTTCCGTTTCTGCTGGCGGGGGTTTGACTGCGAAAGGGCGTGCCAAATATAACAGAGCCACAGGATCAAAGCTAAAAGCACCCCAAAAATCAGGCAGTCGGCATCGTTCATTCTGCGCTAGATCCAAACACTGGAAAGGTGAGCGTGGTAAGGCTGCTCGTAGGCGCTGGGGGTGCAGATGAAACCTGGACTTTATGCCAACATCCATAAAAAAAGAGAGCGTATCCGTAAAGGTTCAGGCGAGAGGATGAGGACTCCTGGATCAAAGGGCGCTCCTACTGACTCTGCATTTCGTAAAGCAAAGAGAACGGCAAAAAAGCGTGGCAGAAGATAGTCACTATAAGTCCCTCCTTAAAGCGGTTACTTGGCGCATCACAGGAAGCCTTGACACTTTTGTTTTGTCTTGGATTATTACTGGTCATGCAACTCTTGCTTTTAGCATAGCATTTGTAGAGCTATTTACCAAGATAGCTCTGTATTGGCTACATGAGCGTATCTGGGTAAACATCAAATTATGATTCATTGGGTGTTAGGAATGGAGGGCGCTTCTCCTCCCCAAAAGAAATAAAATTGTTGCGTTGCAACATTAAATAACTCCAGGTCTTTCAGCGTTGTGCTTGATTTTCCAAGTAGCAGTGCCATCACCCCAATGTTCTTGAAATTGCTTAGCAAGTTTTACTTTGTCTGCAATTGGCATACCGTAAAAATGCACTAAATAATCTCCAATTTTCCAATCTTTTGGATGTTGATTCATTACTTTAGATTCCACAATTCTTACAGTATTGCGAACTTCCTCATCTTCTTGCAATAAATTCCATAAATGCGCTTGCAATGTCCAAGGGTAATAACGCCAAACTTCATAATCGTCAATCCAGCGCTGAAACAGCTTTAATGATTTAGGTGTGTTTTTGTAGATCATGACATCATTGTTAATTGCCCACCAATTGGCGTTTTCTTTAGCAACTAGGACATGATCTGTTCTTTCAACTAAATCCTCTACCTTAATACGCCAATTCATAAACATCGTATCAGCGCCAACAACCATCAAAATATCGCTGTTTTCCAACAGCTTATAAACACCTTTTAGCTTGTCAATAATATGCTTGTTGTAATTTTCATAGTCAAAATATACGCAATCGTAGGTGTAATCATGTTTTTGGCAATAAGCCAAATGATTGTTTTGCGTAATATCTGACAATTCACGAATTTTGTCGGATGTATCGGTATGGATTGTTATTTTCATGGTGCTGGAATAAGCCTTCCTTCAAAAGCATAAGTACCAATATGAGCAAGTTGACACCAAGGCGCAGCATGGACTTTTCCACCAATTTCACGCCAAATACGGCAAAAATGATAATCCTCTGAAAGCAAGCGTTGAGTGCCTGGCTCAATTGAAGTAGCAAAATACTCTTTAATTTCTTCACGATTAGTTAAAGATCCAGCAAGATCTGTGACATCGTTTAAGTAGCTTGGCACATGATCTTTTAACTTTTCAAAGACTTCACGCTTAATCAACATAAAACCAGTACCGCCATTAAAGATCTCTACAGGCTCTCCAACAGGCACAGTCACCTCTCCTTGGTAATCTACTAAATTGACCACAAAAGAGCCTGTATGGTGTTTTAATTGATCGTTAGGTACACCGTTATTCATTGCGTTCTTTACTGAATCCCAATTGACCTCTTTTTTAGGATAAATACCGCAAATAATGTCTTTATCAGCCTCAATCATCTTTACGATGTCATGAGGATTAAAACGAATGTCTGCATCAATAAACATTAAATGCGTGTATTCACCTTTTAAGAAAGTGGCTGTTAAAGCGTTTCTGGCACGGGTAATCAAGCTCTCGTTAAACATAAAGCTAAAAGCAGCGTTGATCTTATGCTGAGAAAACACCATTTGAGATTGCATAGCTGATTGAGTATAAAAACCAGCGCACATACCTCCATACATTGGCGTTGCAATGAAAATATTAGTTTTTGTTAGGTCTGTCATAGTAATTCCATAAAGTTTAAGTTGCGATAAATAACGCCATCATTCCATTTGCGATTTTGTGCTTTCTCGTACAGATAAATGACTTTCTCTGGGTAGATAAACAAAGGATCGCAATCCTCAAAACAAAAAGCATAAACCAGTGGTGCTTTCTTGCTGCTAAACCATTCCAAAAACATCGGAATCATTTTGATTTCTTTTTCTTTGAAATTGGCTGTACCTTTGACATTGACCACCATTGTTTCGTCATTTCGATTGATAACAAAATCAGGTAAATTGCGTAACAAGCAAGGCAAATTGAAAAAATTAGCCACATTTCCAGACTTTTCATCAAAGCCAATCCTACTGACTTGATAGCCGTTAAATTGACACCATTCCTGAAATAGAACCTCACCTTTGTTAGCAACAGTTTGCCGTTCTGCGTAGGAGTTTGATCCATTCACTATTTGAACTCTTTAACAATGATGAGATCACCTAAAATTTGCACAATCTCAAAAGTCTTGCCGTTCATCTGTTTTCTTTTCCAAAATTTCATTTTTCCACCCATGTCCAACCAAGAAATTCCTCGGTGTTTTTAATTTGTTCGTCTGTTGGTCTTTTTAAAACATAAATTGTCCAATTGCCGCCTATTTGCCAACCACCTTCGTATTTTGGTTCTGGCATAAATGAAACAATGCTGTCATTAGGTATATACGGTGAGTAAGTCATATTTTTGCCTTTTAAATGAGTGCCAGCTTGCCCAAGAAGTTGGCTGGCTCAACCCCTAACTACCTGGCTAATTCACGCCAGATTCCCCTTGAGCTGGTGATTCTTCCAAATAGTCGATCATTACCAAGCATCCACCACCCTTTTTAACCATGCCTCGCTCAATGCGCACCCAGTGAACTTGAACATCATCATCAAATACACCAGCATCCTGCAAGGCATCTAATATTGGCTTTATGCAGTTATCTACATCCATGAGCTTTTTAGAGCGTGGATACAGAAAAATATCTACCCAAATCTGCTTATCGCCAAATTTAGGCACTCTGAACTCAGCGCAATACTCTGCGACTGCATTTTTAAATTCCCTACCCCGCTTAGAGATAAAGCGTCTGTTTCCCGAAGCGATCCAGTAGTTATTGATACTGGGAGGGTAGGGTAAATTTAAAACAATCATCAGTAGCAGCTAATAGGTTTAAAAGGACCATCTGTGTCAGTATCCCAACAGCAAATACCTCCACGACCATCACGCTCACATTTAGTCACTGCGTAGCTAGTTGATAAAAATAAAACCAGTGTAATACCGATTAGTGTTTTCAAAATGGCACTTCCCCGTCATCAACACGCCTATTAACTTCTTTTGGATAAGTTCCACCAGTGTCTGGTTTCCAATTATCCTCAGACAAGCTAATTAAGCTACCTTTTGGCGTTTGTTTAGTCCAGCCAGCAATCTTGAGTGTTTGCCCTGCCTTGTAATCCTCAGAAAGCAATAAAGTGCCTTTCCAGTCAGGTGAACGCTCATGCTTCTTTTCGTTTTGAAATAAAACGCCTTTGCCCATCTGGGCGATATGTCCGTTAGCCATTGTTGATTTCCTTTCTAAACTCTTGGACTCTTGATAAGAACTTCGCTGTTGTATTGCCATCAAATGTTTTTGTATAGGCTGCATTGCAATCCCTCAAAGCATTAAGTTTTTTGTAACGCTCCTCATCACTGTATTTCTTAGACTCATGGATCTTGGCGTGTAATTCTGCAAAGCCATCAATCCAATCATCACGACTTAAATACACTGCATAAGGCTCATCAGTTCCAGGGATGTTCAAGGGAATACCTAAATCACTCTTGATATTCTCGATCGTTATTGCCTCAGCGCCAGCCTTTACAGTGACTTCTGGTGCAACGACTTGAATATTGCCCATCTCTTTTAATACTTGAGGCTTGACGGGCGTGCTTTCAAAGTTTTCGACCTCATCGGGTGAGTAGAAGCCAGTAACAGATCCTGGGAAAACTGATCTAATCCCCTCTGAAATACAACGGCTTCGTAGCATCGCTCTGGGGAACTTTTGCCATCCAGACCCAGGTTTGACAAGACCGATTTTGTTTGCTTGCTCGATAGTCCATGTAACCGCAAGCTCACCCCCGTTGGGATGTGAAAAAACTCCTGTAACTCGTTCATCTGTGTAATCCTTCCATGTGACTTTTCCACCTGCATTTTGAAAGCGTGCAAGCATCGCATCAGCCTTTAGCGCTGGTCTGCCTTGAATAATGTGAAAATCCCTTGCTGCTGTTGCTGGATGTAAACCTTCAGCCTGAGCAACCGCCATGAGAGCTAGCACAGAGTTTTTATCCTTCATGCCAAACAAACCACTAGCAGCGATAGCTTGTGCCATCTGCTCCATTTCTGAATAAGCGACTAAATTAGACATGAATCATCTCCGAAAGTGTGTAAATCGTATCTATGACTGAACTAACAGCCATAATCCAAACTGCAATATCTATGTTGCTCATAAATTCCCCTTCAATTTATAAAGTTGAAAAGCAAAACCAATCAAAGTACCTAAAAGCATTGCAATAGCTATAATTTTTTCTGCGCTCATTTAAGTAAAAACCTCCGTGATCCTGGCTGCTCAATAACGAACTTCTCATAAATATCAGGCATCCCTTGTTTAAATAAATCAGCACTAA